CTGGAAACCCTCTTCGTACTTTGACGTCTACGCCTAACGGTTTGCCCGTTAACCTTAGTTCTGCTGCTCCGTCTACTATTCAGACTTTGGCCTGGTCGTCTAACGCTAATCCCAATTCCAGCACTGGTCTCGTTGCTGATTTGTCTCAGGCTACTGCCGCTACTATCAACCAAATTCGTCAGTCTTTTCAGGTTCAACGTTTGCTTGAACGCGATGCTCGCGGTGGTACTCGTTACACCGAGATTATTCGTTCTCATTTTGGTGTTCTCTCTCCTGATTCTCGTCTCCAACGCCCAGAATATTTGGGCGGTGGCTCTACCCCTATTAATATCAATCCAGTTGCTCAAACTTCTGCCACTGGTGTTACTGGTGGTTCTGCGCCTCTCGCTACTCTTTCGGCTATTGGTACTGCCGTCTCTTCTGGTAATGGTTTTTCTCAGTCGTTTACTGAGCATGGCATGGTTATCGGTTTTGTGTCTGTTCGTGCTGATCTTTCGTATCAGCAAGGCATCCGCCGTATGTGGAATCGCCGTACTCGATATGATTATTATTTTCCGGTGTTCGCCCATCTGGGCGAACAACCGGTTCTGAACAAAGAAATTTATGTTCAGGGTGTTCCTGCCTCTGATGAAGGTGTTTTCGGCTATCAAGAACGTTGGGCCGAATATCGTTATCACCCTTCTATGATTACCGGTCTTTTCCGGTCTACTACTTCTGGTACGCTCGACGCTTGGCACTTGTCGCAGCGTTTTAATTCTCTTCCTACTCTTTCTGCTGCTTTTATCGAAGATAAGCCTCCTATTGATCGTGTTCTCGCTGTTGGTGCTGCTGCTAATGGTAAGCAGTTTATTTTTGACTCCGTTTTTCGTGTCGTCGCTACTCGTCCTATGCCTATGTATTCCGTTCCTGGCATGATTGATCACTTTTAAGGTGTTCTATGGGCTTTTTTTCCGGTGTTCTTGGTTCTGTTGGTTCCGCTCTTTCCGGCTTTGCCGGTGGCGGTGGTGCTATGGGCGCTATTGGTGGCGCCCTTGGTGGTCTTTCTTCTTCTATGGGTGCTCATGATGCCAATTCCGCAAATATTGCGCTTAATCGTGAAAATCGCGAGTTCAATGCCGCCGAGGCTGTTAAGAACCGTGATTTCGCGGCTTCGCAAGCTCTTTTAGCTAACGATTTTTCCGCTTCTCAGGCTCAGACTTCGCGTGATTTTGTTGAGCGTATGTCTGGTACTTCCTATCAACGTTCTGTTGCTGATCTTAAGGCTGCTGGCCTTAATCCTATGCTCGCCTATTCCCAGGGCGGCGCTAGTACTCCTACCGCTGCTGGTGGTTCTGGTGTTGTTGGTTCCGGCTCTGCTGCTTCTTCTGGCTCTGCCGCCTCTGTTCAATCTACTTCTACGGCCCGTGATAAGGCCGATATTGCTTCTACTGCTGTTTCCGCTGCTCAGATTCGCCGTCTTAATGCTGATGCTGATAATCTTGTTGCTCAAAACAAGAATATTGAGGCTCAGACTGATAATATCCACGCTGATACGCTTCTTAAAAGTCAAATGGCTCATACTGCTCTTGCCGATCATGGTAAGAAACTTGCCGAAACTGACTACACTCGTGGCCAATTGTCCCGTGTCCAATCTGAGATTGATCGTAATCTCTCCTCGGCTAATCACTCTCGGTCTCTTACTACCCTTGCTCAAATGGATACTGCCCGCGGCGCTGCCGAGGCTGATTTTTATTCCGGTGCTCTTGGTAAGGAAATGCCCGAATTGCGCGGTATGTTTGAAATGTTGCGTTCTCTTAAAATCCTTCTTGGAGGTAAATGATGTTTTTTCGTACTCCTCACAACTATGATTCAGATGTTGACTCGTATAAATCCGGTGTCGATTTTTCTGATTTCCCTTCTCTTGCTCAGCAGAATATGAAAGACGAATGTGATATTAATCGTATCGTCGCTACTTATGCCCGTACTGGCATCATGCCTGATGCCCCTGATGCCCCTGGCTTCTTCGATGCTGGTGATATTTTCGATTTCCAAACTGCTATGAATCAGGTTCGTGCTGCTCAGGAATCTTTTTCTGCTATGCCTTCCGCCGTGCGCGAGCGTTTCCAGAATGACCCTGGCCGCTTGATGGCCTTTCTTAGTGATCCTGATAACTCTACCGAGGCTCGTAACCTCGGTTTGCTGAACCCTCTACCCGTACCTCCGGTTGAACAGCCTCCGCTAGACGCTCCTCCCGCCTCTCCATAGCGTTTTCCGGTTCTACTTAAGGTGTATCTATGTCCAGGCGTGAGTAATCGCGTCTGGCCTGTTTCTCGTCGGCCTCTGGCCGTAACGGGTTCATGCTATTCCTAGGTGTTCCCCCCGTTGAGACAAGCGGTTATAGCCGGGGCTTGCCTCGTTGCTTGTTCTCTGCACCTATCTTCTGCGTGTTTGCTCAGCCTAAAAACACGCAGTTTGGACCATCCCTACTTGATATAAATGGTCCAGGTGACACCTTCCATTCTCTGTGTTATGCTGGTGTCTCCTATCCTCTCTTTTGGAGTTCCTATGAAACCCTCCCGCCGTTCCCCCGTCTCCAAGTCCAAGTCTGCGCGCTCCTTTCGTTCTCAGTCCGGTCGTACCGCTGCGGCTAACGTACGTCTCTCTCCCATGCGTGGCGGGATTCGTTTCTGATGCCTTGCTACCATCCCCTAAAGGCTTTCCGTACTCCTGAAGGGGTTGTTTTTGTCGATCGCGGTCGTGGGGACGAAATTTATCTTCCTTGCGGCCGCTGCATCGGTTGTCGTCTTGAGCGTTCTCGGCAATGGGCTGTTCGTTGTTGTTTTGAGTCTCAACTTCACGATGCCAATTCGTTTTTAACTCTTACTTACGACCGTAAACACCCCGACTTTTCCCCATCTCTTAATTATTCGCACTTTCAGTTGTTTATGAAGCGCCTTCGTAAGTCTGTTGGCAAAGTGCGTTTTTTTATGTGCGGTGAATATGGTAAAGATCTTTCTCACCCTCATTTTCACTGTATTATTTTTGGTCATGATTTTCCTGACAAAAAACTCTGGTCCCGCTCTCCTGGTTCTGGCCTTCCTTTGTTTCGTTCTGATGCTCTTGAACGTCTTTGGCCTTACGGCTTTTCTTCAATCGGTGAAGTGACCTTCGACTCTTCTGCTTACGTCGCTCGCTACGTTACTAAGAAAATTACAGGTGATCTTGCTGATGAACACTACCGCCATGTGGACAGTGATACTGGTTTGGTTACTGACCTCGTCCCTGAGTTTTGCCATATGTCGCTTAAACCCGGTATTGGCGGGCCTTGGTTTGATCGTTATTCAAGTGATGTTTATAACGGTCATGATTATGTGGTTTTAGACGGTCGCCGGCTTCGGCCTCCTAAGTATTTTGACCGTCTGCTTCGTCGTTCTGATCGTTCCCGTTTTGATGATGTTAAATCCGAGCGTGAATTTTCTGGTTATCAGTCTCGTGCTCGTGGTGATCTTTCCCCCGACCGTCTTGCTTCTGCTGAAGAAGTCAAAATCGCGTCTCTTTCTTCTGTTAATACTAAAAGGCATTTGTCATGAAATACCCTATGTTTGCTGTCCGTGATATCAAAGCTTCTTCGTTTGGTTTCCCTTTTTCGTCGGTTAATTCCGATACTGCTACTCGCTCTTTTTCTTATGAGGTTAATTCCCCTCATCCTGATAATATGCTCAACCTTGCTCCGTCTGATTTCGAGCTTTATTGTGTCGGTTCTTATGACTCTGATCTCGGCGCCTTTTCTTCTATCCTTCCCGAATTGGTTGTTCGGGGTTCTGATGTTGTTTCACGTGAAACTGTTTGAGGTTCGTTATGGCTAACTTTAATGCTAAGTCCGTCTCTGCTCATAATTTTGCGATGACGCCTCGCGCGGATATTCCGCGCTCCAAGTTTGTTATTGAGTCAGCTCACAAAACTACTTTTGATGCTGGCTATCTTGTTCCTATCTATGTTGACGAAATCCTCCCTGGTGATTCGTTCAATCTTTCGATGACTGCTTTTAGTCGTCTGGCTACGCCTCTTTTCCCTGTGATGGATAACCTTCACATGGATACTTTCTTCTTTTTTGTCCCTAACCGTCTTGTCTGGGATAATTGGCAGAAATTTATGGGTGAACGCCGTAATCCTGCGGACTCTATTGATTACGTTGTTCCTCAGGTTGTTTCCCCTGCTGGTGGTTATCTTCCCAATTCGTTGCAAGACTATATGGGTTTGCCCACTAAGGGCCAACTTACTTCTACTGGCACTGTCTCTCATTCTGCTCTTTTCAATCGCGCTATTAATTTGATTTGGAACGAATGGTTCCGCGATGAAAACTTACAGGAGTCTGTCCCGGTTCCTACTGGTGATGGCCCTGATAATGCCGCTGATTACACTCTTCTTCGTCGTGGTAAGCGCCACGATTATTTTACTTCTGCTCTTCCCTGGCCTCAGAAAGGTGATGCTGTGCGTCTGCCTCTTGGCCTTTCTGCCCCAGTTGTTTCTAATACTCTCGTCGGTGGTTCTGGTATTCCTTGGTTTCATCCTGGTTCTACTGGAAACCCTCTTCGTACTTTGACGTCTACGCCTAACGGTTTGCCCGTTAACCTTAGTTCTGCTGCTCCGTCTACTATTCAGACTTTGGCCTGGTCGTCTAACGCTAATCCCAATTCCAGCACTGGTCTTGTTGCTGATTTGTCTCAGGCTACTGCCGCTACTATCAACCAAATTCGTCAGTCTTTTCAGGTTCAACGTTTGCTCGAACGCGATGCTCGCGGTGGTACTCGTTACACTGAAATTATCCGTTCTCACTTTGGTGTGCTCTCTCCTGATTCTCGTCTCCAACGCCCGGAATATTTGGGCGGTGGCTCCACTCCCGTTAATATCAATCCAGTCGCCCAGACTTCTGCTACT